GCAGCGCGGGCGTCGGCGACGGCGGCTGCAATTCGGCGCCATAGGACAGCGGGACAACCTGCTGCTGGACGCGCGGCATGGCACCGACGCCGCCCGGCACAGCCGGCAGCTCGACCTCCGACCGCGCCTCGTCGGGACTGTAGATCCCCGAGATGACACCGCGCGCCAGCGCCTCGATCCGCTCCCGGTATGCGCTGCGCAGCAGGGCGCGGGTGTCGAACTCCAGATACTCGTCGGGTTGGCCGCGCAGCCGAAAGAGCAGGCCGAGCGCCTCCTCGATATGGTTGAGGACGAACCCGAGGCCCGAGGCGATCCACGACTGCATGAGCAGCTCGGTCGACGAGTAGGTGTTGCCGCCGAGGCCGAGGATCTGGAGCGGCACGCGATGCGCGGTCGCGATGTCCTCGTTCGTCATCTTCAGGATCTCGGCGAGCTGCGCGTCGACCGCCGAGGTCGAGATCGGCTGCGCTTCGAGCCCCGCGTTCATAATCGGCGTGCGGCCCGCGTTTTCGCCTTGCGTCTGCTCTTCCCACCACGCCCGCAGCTCTTTCATCTTGTCGAGCGTGAGCACCAGCGGCGTCTTGAGCAGGAAGGATGGTCGCGACTGATTGATGTAGAAATGCGTCTGCTGATTGAGCGCGGCGCCCTGCATCGCCATCTGGACCGCCACGGCAAGGATCGGGCTTTCGCCCTTCAGCGGATGCCGAGGCGTGTTCAGGCGAACGTGCAGGACATCGCGCGCCTGGATCTCGTTGCTGAGATCAAACCGCGCCTGAACGACCTCGTTGCCTGAAAGCGAATACCAGACGCTGCCGTCGACGCCGATGGTCGGAACACCGTGGCGCATCAGGTGCAGCTCGACGATCTCGCCGCGATTGTTGCGCAGCGCGAGCGCGAACGCCTCGCCGTTCTCGAACAGCCGCCGGGTCAGATTGAGCAGGAAGTCGGAGATCGACTGATAGTCGTTCGGCGCCTTGATGACGCGCTGGAGCGCAGACGTGGTGACCCGCTCGCGCCCGCCATTGCCGAGCACCCGCCAGTGGTCGCCTGGGCACATGGCGACGGTCTGGGCGTAGGAGCTCACGCACGCCTCGACCATCGCGCTGCGCTGCGGGAAGGGACCAGGGTGATAGCCGTTCTGGAACCAGTTCCAGTAACGGCCCGCGTCGGCGCTGAGAAAGCCGCCATTGGTGCCGTTGATCCAGTAGGGTCCAGGGCGGAACTGCCCCTCGACCGCCCGCCTGCCCCACGGGATCAGGGAACGCCAGTTCATTTAGCGGGTCTGGTAGCCGCCGGGCCGGCGCCCCGGCTTCATCTGTCGGGTCCGCTTAGGCCGCGAATAAAGGGTTCGCGTCGCGGCTTCCTGTTCCGGCGGCGGATCTTCGTGCTCGCCGCCCTCGTCGCCTTCGTGCTCCTGCTCCTCTTCCTCGGGCGCAGGCTTCGGATCGGACATCATCGGTCTGAACCTCTCAAAAATGAATTGCGGGAAGTGGTTCATCCCCGTAAGCCCGGCAAAAAGATGAACAGGCCGAGCAGCAATACGGAAGTAAAGGCGAGGAATACATTCGAGGCCGCGAACGGCTGAAGCGGCGGGAACGGAAGGATCGTCAAAAACCACAGGAACATCGTAACGACGAACAGGATCTCGATGATCATCGTTTTGCCCTCCGTCGTGCGTGCTTCCTGAGCGGTTCGCCGCCGAGCAACACGTCATCGATATTCCTTGCCGTGTCGGCGGCCATGCGTTCGCGGATGATGTCCTCGATCTGCCGCTCGTCGGGCAGGAACTCCGACACCGCCCACCAAGGCAACAGCCTGCGCGGCACCATCACAGCGCCCGTAGCCGGGCCGAACTCAAGCCGCGTGCCCAACGGCCAGAGCCGGGCCTCATCGCTGAATAAGGCGTTGACGAACTCGCCGTGCGCCTCCGCGACCAGATCCGCCGCCCAGCCGGTCACTTCCTTGTTCCCGAGGCCGGGGCGGCGGACCTTGCGCCGCCGGCGGCGGTGATGGTGACAGCGTTCGACGGCGGGGCAGCGGTCGCGCCGTTGGCGTTGGTCGCGGTGACGGTGCAAGCCAGACTGTGACCTTCGTCGCCCGCCTGGACGACATAGTCTGGACCGTTCCCGACCGGCGCCGCGTCCTCGTTCAGCCACTGATAGGAATAGCTGGTCGGTTCGCCTTCCCAGTTGCCCATCGTGCAATTGAGCGTCGCGCCGACAGTTCCGCCGCCCGAGACATGCGGCACGTCGACGTTGACCGGCGGCGCGCTGTCGGGATCGTGCCCGTGCGCCTGGAGCAGCAGCGCGTCGGACTGATCCTGCGTCGGCGTCGGCGGGTCGTGCTCGACCGGCGGCGGCAGCTCGTCATCAGCGGCCCGAGCGTCCCGGCCCAGGATCGCGTGCGCCTTGAGCTGACTCGCCTCGGCCTGCGTCGGGATCGGGCCGTTCTTCGGCTTCGCGGCGTCTCGTGTCTCCCTGGTGCTTTCCATCGCTCTAATCCTTCGTCATCCATCGAACACGGCGAGCCGAGACGAGAGGCGGGACCGAAGCCCCGCCTTACGCTTTACGGACCCCAATTGATGCCGCTGGCGATGAACTGCACCATCCCGGCGCGGCGCATCGCCCAACTGACGTTGGCCGTCATGCGGATAGCGATTTGCGCGGTCTGGTACATCGACTGCACCGGAGCGGCGACAACGGCGGGCGAGCCCGGCGTGCCGATCTGCAAGGGCGTCGTGTCCTCCATGTGAAGGGTCGCCTCCTCGCTGATGACGAACTCGGGCGCATCCGCCACGCTGACAAAATCGACGGCGTCGACCATGTAAGCGCTGCCGGCGGCGATCGAGGCGACGACGGTGAACATGTCCTCGAACTGCGTCGCCCAGCCGAACGGCGCACCAGCCGGCCCCGGTGCGTACACCAGTTGCTGCCGCTGCTGCGGGTTCATCAGAAGCGCCAGCTTGCGCCCGGCATTGGCGGCGTAGAACGGCGCCGTCAATTTGTTGAGGTCACCGAGGAAAGCAGCGTATCCGCCGCCCGCCGTGGCGGTGAGCGCCACAACGCCATTGGTAAGCCCCGCCGGGCGCGTGGTGGACACCGCCGTCGCGTCGAGCAGCACGCCATCGATGTTGATGCTGGTGTCGTTGACGATGCTGTCGCGGATCAGCGCCTCGATCGCCGGGTTGGAATAGGCGGCGATCTCCCGGCTATACACGCTGATCCCGCCGACCTTGTGCGGATAGAGCGTGATGCTGCTCGTCCCAAAGCGCCGCACCGGGATCGGCTGCGCCTCGGCGACAAACGCGCCGCCGATCGACGGCGTTGCCGTCCTCGACGGGATCTTGATGGCGCCCGCGTTCGGCCCGAAGTTCAGCGCCGTGCCCATCGCCGAGAGCTTCGGGAATACCGAAGTCGGGTAGAGCAGATTGACGAAATCGCCCTGCGCCAACTGCACGAGATCTACGGCCCAGCCGACGCCGGTCGTCGTCGCGCCGGAAATTGCGGCACGGGTGACGATCGCGGTGCCTTCGTCGTCCTGATAATGCTGGCGCAGAAGATCCTCGATGGGCTGGTGCGTAACTGCGGCCCGAACCCGCGTCGCCAGCATTCCGAAGTAGAGATCGATCGGTTTGCGTTCCTTGACCGGCAAGCCGAACGGTCGGCGCGCAGAGGCGGGCGCCGCGAGCCCAGCGGCGGGCGCCGGGTCCGCCGAGACGCGGAACGCCAGCGAGCGCTCGCTGCGCTGGAGCCGCTTCAGGGCGAGGTCGTGCTCCTCGATTTCTTCGTTGAGCAGATCCTCCTCGGCGCCGTCGTGGTTCGGGTCGCGGACGAGGTCGGCAAGCGCATCACGGGCAGCGTTTAGCATCGACTGCCGGTCTTCAATCTGTCGGCTAACGGGTGTTTGGATTTCCATAGTGGTCATGGGAGTCGCCCTCGATCTGAGCGATTGGCGATCGGCTTGCACGCCGGTTGGCATGTCCCTGCGTCTCGAAACGGCGTTCACGCCAAAAACGAGGGACATGGTCTCGTCGGAAATGTTGAGGGATCGCGCGAGCTGGACTGCCGCCGGGTTGGCGGGCACCGAGACGATGCTGGTCTCCAGCAGTTCCTGTCGGGTGTAGCGTATCCCGTCATAGGGCTTGGCGGGATCGATCGGCACGCTCTCGATCGGGTTAAAGCCGACCGACGTGGTCTTCAGGACGTTCTGG